TTAGGGGGTAAAACCCATCGCCATACACTTGTCCTTCAGCCGATCTAATGTACGAGTGACAGTAGATTTAGAAACTCCTAAGTAGGTAGCAATCGCCTGATAACCATAGCCCTGTATCCGCAAGGTTAGGATGCGCTCCTGACGTTCTGTAAGATTTAGAGCGTGAAGCAAATCTTCATAATCCCACGTGGTAGTTCTTAACGCATTGCCGGACTCTAAATATTGAGAACACTGGCGATAGATGGTATCTAATTGCGAGGATTCCAAACTGTCTAAGGAAACAGAGTCGCTAGGATTGTGCGATTGCTGATAGCTGTTAATAATACGGCGAACCGCCCGGTAGCATTCTTGGATCGGCGTTGTCTCTTCTTCGTGGTATCCTGCTGTGTCTAATTCCTTTATGCGGGAACGGCTGGCTATTTTTCGTGTGGTGTAGGGCTTATCCAACCACCCAATATTGGTGCCGTGAATAGCCGCTTGTTCGAGAAGTAGGCAAACCGCTTCTTGAATGAGATCAATACCATCATGGAAGCTGACGCTCTCAGTAATATTTTGCGAAAGGGACATTTGATAGTCTGCTTCAATTTGCGATTTTAAATCTAAGTAATCGGCTTGGTGAACAGAGTCCACCTGCATACACTTATTCGCACACGAGGAAACAATCGCTTTTGCTAGGGCGTACAACAGATCCGTGTAATCATCATTGGCCAAATAGGCAATCTCAAAATCTCTTTTCAGTTGTTCAAAGCTATGTGGGTACTTGCCTTTATCCATAAGATGCCCCCTTTATCTATTTCGGTATTCTTAACCGCAAAGGGTACGACACTGAAGGTTAATGCTGACCTTTTGTTGTTAACACATAATCGCCGATGTGCTTTAGGTCTCGCTTCCATTTGGCGATAGCTGTGGGTCTATTAGGATGTAAGCGAATGTTATTTTCTATACATCGAACCATATCGAAATAGGTCATCATATTTTTTTCTAAAAGCGTTACAAGCAAACGCTGGCGTTCAGCATCTGTTCTGTTGTCTGAAACATTATATCCAAGCTGGAAAAGGCGAGATTCCTCGTTGAAGGCAGAAAATGCGTTATCTGCATCAGTTAGTTTTCTTTTTTCAACAAGAAATGTTCCGTATTTCTTTTCAAACAACTTTAGCGTGATTTCTCCAATGAAGTGCTTGTCGCATTTGCTGCAATAATGCACCGGCAGTGCAATCCGTTCAGTTTCTGTTGTGTTGCTTGCAATAAACCGAGTCTCTGAGATTGGATGCTTATTGATGTAACAATTTGTGCTGGTAAGATTTTGGTAAATATACAATATTGCATTCGTAACGGGTGTGGAGTCCTCATCTTGCAATACTGCTACTATGGTGTTGCTTGAGATATATGCGAGCACACGGTCATTGATTTCTTTATATAGCCGATCAAACTCATACTTTGGCTGCGTTTTTGTCTTCCAGCTATGGATCACTCGCGAGACTGCGAATTGGAACTCAATTAAAAACTCGGCAAAGGAAATTTCCCTACATACAAGTTTCCCGGGCTGGTCTGCTCTACTTATGCCTTTAATGTTATAAAAAGAAAAGGTGGCAAATCCATACGCATTTGCAAAGATTTTATCGTAACCATCCGCAAAAACATGAAGATACTGATTCATTAATGGCTCACAGGCTTTTCGTACATCCTTGCGGCACACTTCGTCTAATTTATCTGGCCAAAGATGCTTCATAGTTCCAGAACACGATTCCTTGTGCTCTTCGTATATTTTTTGTACTTGTACATACAAATCATAAAAATCGTCAATGGCACCAATAGCGGCCACACTATACGGAGTCAAGCCTATCTCAATTTTGGAGGCCATATGAGTCACGCTCCTACACAGAATAAATCAATTATATTCTATGAAATAAAAAAATTCAACCTATCGTATTTTCCCTTGTCGTACCCTTTCTGATTAGAAGTGTAAGCACAAATCACCGTCGTGTATTAGGAGGTATTTATGGAAAGAAAAGAAAGGGCCGAAGCAGCGGATGAGATCCTCAACGAATTACTTCAGCGGACGGATCGTATGGAGGCTGGAGAAATCCCGATTAACATCCAAAGAGTCGATCAATTAAGGTTTGCATATGCAGGAGCACAAAAATATGCATCCGGCATCAATGTTGATGTTCGCATGTGCGAAAATATGCCCTTTGTGGGTATGGGAAGTGTACAAATCGAGGGGAAAACGATTGCATTCACAAACACAGAGTGGTTTGCTAGAATTGCGGAGTTTGCAAACAACACCGAGATTTATCCGCTAACCAACGGTAATGTGCGTGTGACCTTTACCTTCTATGGTCTTACCAAAAAGAACGCTTGAGGAGGCTTCAGTATGGATATTTACAATCAGATTTTGCAGTTGATTGAGAAGGAATGTTGTTTGTCCGATAGCGGTAGAGCTATTCCAGAAGACAAGATTTGCTTGTTGAAGGAAGCAGCAGCCATACTAGAGCAATACTGGAAGGACTGGGATTTTGAAAACATTGAGCTGATGGTAGCAAAAGGTGGCGGCACCCTGTATATCACACTAACCAGTGCGGACATCGTTGTTGAGAACGGCAGAAAGAATTACCTTTTCCAATTGGCAACATTGGCTGATGGAATTAAATTCAGCCAGAAAGAAAACGATTTGGTGAGCATGGAATTGCAGTTTAAAAATATAGTGCAGTAATTTAATTTATAGAGGAACTGCCCCGGGAGAACGGTTTGACCGATACTCCTAGGGCAGTCTGCATTTTGGTAGTTAAAGTATATTAGAAGCGATATCCATAAGACTGTTATAGTCTATTTCTGAAGGGGTGCCACAAAGGAAACCATTGGCTTCAATAATTTCTGCACAAATAGCATCTATTGTTTTGTATGGATTATCAATTTGTCCTCCATCTAAAATCCGGTATGCTGCATCATAGATCGTATAATCATAGCCGGTATCGCAAGTTTGGACGGCCAAGTAGGTATCCCCAATTTGCCAAGCGATGTATTCCTTCTTCATTGACTGTCCTCCGGAGAGTAAATTGTGCGGGTAATTTCGGTGCCATCCTTAAAGCGGAAGATAATTTTATTATCGTGGTGGACTGTTGCAGTGTCCACCAATGTGATCCAAAGCTCCTCATCCCAGGCATCGACAATTAAGGGACACTTTTTTAAAGAGGCAATAAATGCACTAATTCCTTTTTCTTGAATTGCTTGTTGATCACGTTCTGCAACCTTTTTCTTAAGCTTTGCAATTGCCGTGTCGTATTTCCTGCTCAGTGCATTGTATTTCTTTGTGTACTCCTCTTGAGACTGCTCTGTGGATGCGTTTTCTTTGATGCACTGACCAACCATTTCTACTAGGAGATGGATTTCTTCGTTTAGTGCTTCAATCTGCTCGTCCAACTGCGTGAAGTCACAGAGCATATTTCTTACCTCCTCGCAGGCCATAATTACAGGCTTACGATTGCCCATTAACTCATTATAGGCTTGTAGGAAAAGTTGCTGAATGACGACCGTATCCAAGGTGGGTGTCGAGCATTTTTCCTCGGCGGTAAACTTGTTATTGCAATGCCATACTGTCCGGCGGTAACTGTCATTGGAATGCCATACCTTTTTGCCATAAAATGCACCACAATCACCGCAGATGAGCTTACTAAAGAAGATGCTTGAACCGCTATAGGATCTGCCCAATTGTCGACGCCGGGATATTTCCATTTGAACATGCTCGAAGTCTTCAGCCGAAACAATAGCCGGGTGGCTGTTCTCTACATAGTATTGAGGAATTTCACCCTCGTTAACTTTTTGTTTTTTGGTAAGAAAATCAACCGTATACTTTTTCTGCAGCAAGGCATCACCCTTATATTTTTCGTTTTGCAGAATGCTCAAAACCGTGCTATCGCTCCACCGTTTTCTGCCAGTCGGCGTTGCAATACCGGCTGCATCAAGGTGGCGGCAAATCCCGGAGGGGGTTTTGCCGTGAAGGAACAGGCTGTAAATCAATCGCACCGTTTTCGCTTCCTCCTCATTAATAATCGGCTGTCCATCCGGCCCCTTATCATAGCCGAGGAAATGGCTATAGGGCATTGAAACCTTACCATCTGCAAATCGTTTCCGCTGTCCCCAGGTGACATTTTCGGAAATGGATCTGCTCTCCTCTTGGGCAAGGGAGGACATAATGGTAATGAGTAATTCACCCTTACTATCAAAGGTGTAGATGTTCTCCTTCTCAAAGAAAACCTCGACCCTGTGTTCCTTGAGCTTGCGTACCGTGGTGAGACTATCTACGGTATTACGGGCGAACCGGCTAACGGATTTTGTAATAATGAGATCTATTTTCCCGGCAAGGGCATCGTTAATCATTTCATTAAAACCATCACGGTTTTTGGTGCTGGTACCAGTTATTCCTTCATCAGCATAAACTCCAACAAATTCCCAGTCATCACGCTTTTGAATGAGTTTGGTATAGTAATCAATCTGTGCTTCGTAGCTGGTAAACTGCTCATCGGAGTCCGTAGAGACACGTGCATACGCCGCAACGCGTCGTTTCACTAATGCGTTCTTGGGTAGTGCCGTATATTGATTTTTTGTGGCGGGTATAACAGTAATCGCTTTAGCCATTTTTTATCAACCTTTCCCGTGATTTCTGCCGTGCCTGTTCTCGTTTTTCCGGGGTCCAAGAACAAGAACGTGACCGATCTTGCCAAGTATGTGTCTGACTACTGCCATCGGTGAAAAAGAAGCGCAGCGTATTCTCTTTGTCAACTTCAATGTGGTCAAGTAATTCTGCCCGGGGTGCAACAGTTGGTATAAGCGTATCTAGTACAATTTCCGGGATTTGCTTGGATGCACAGTATTTTTTCCCTTTCTCGTTAAATGTAGAGCAAATCCAAACCGGCTGAGTTGCTGTAGTCTTTCTGCGGTATTTTTTGCCACACTGTGCGCATACAAGAAGGCCGGTATATGCATATGTCTTATTTTCCTTTGGCCCCTTATTGTATTTAGTAGCCCTTCGATGCCGTTCTGCCTGTGCTGCCTCAAAGGTATCCATATCGATGATTGCCTCGTGGGTCTCCTCGGCCAGAAATTTGGGAAGCTGACCATTGTTTACCACTGTTCTCTTGGTTATGTGGTCCTTTCGGAAAGTCTTTTGAAGAATCAAATTACCCGTGTAATTGTAATTCTGTAGTATCTTTGCGATACTCGATGCGCTCCAGGGACAGCCACTTATGGATGGGATGTTGTCATCAATCAAATGCTTTGCTATTGTAATGCTTCCGCATCCTGCGAGATATTCCCGGAAAATGCGCCTTACTATTTCAGCCTCTTCCGGAATAACAATTAGTTGCCCCTCACCCATACGATATCCAAGCATCTTCCCCCGCCAAGGGATACCTTCTTCAAAGTTTTTCCTTACCCGCCATTTTTGGTTTTCGCTTGCAGACCGGCTTTCCTCTTGGGCATATGAAGCAAGGATTGTGAGCATTAGTTCTCCGTCAGCGTCCATCGTATGAATGTTCTGTTCTTCGAAGTATACGTCTACATTCATAGCTTTCAATTCCCGGACTGCCTGCAATAGTGTCACCGTGTTCCTAGCAAATCTTGAAATAGATTTAGTGATAACCATGTCAATCTTTCCAGCCGAACAATCAGCAAGGAGACGCTGGAATTCACCACGACTCTCCTTGGTACCGGTTAACGCTTCATCAGCATATACTTCGACAAACTGCCATTCAGATTCCGCTTGTATCAGCCTCTGAAAGTAGCTGATTTGGGCAGAAAGTGAATGCAACATTGCGTCCTTTCCGCTTGACACGCGACAATAGGCTGCAACTTTGATTTTGCGTTTAGGTTTTTCTGGGTAACTGATTTTTGTAATGGTTTTTTCCATTATGTCGCCTCCTTTGTAGGTGGTATATTACCATTACATTTGTTATTTATCCACTCAATTTCCCGCAATAAACTGCCACAATTAATACCAAAAAGTTCGCACATTCTTGTTTCAATATCACAATAGTCCGAGGCGGATATGATGCCGGAATCGAGCATTCGTCTCACCTGTACCATCGCCGATTTGTAACCCAAAAGAGAGGAGAATTTATCAGGTGTCATTGGGCATACCTCGCTTCTGATAACAAGCAAGAGAACAATATTTGCGATTGGAATGTGTATAGTCATAAAATCTTCTACCGCAAGAGGTACAAACAAAAACGCAGATTTTACTACTCTTTCTCTCAAGCCGATGCTTATTCCACCAAGCCTGCTTGCATTTAGTACAGCAAAATTTGCGTGGGCGTGTCTTTGACGGCTCCGTGATAGCACGCCCACAGTTCTGGCAAAAAAATGCCGTTTCTTTCAGTTGGGTAGTGGATAAGCCGGAACGGTAGCAATAGGATTTCACCGTATTAACAGAGACGCCAAGTTGAGTTGCAATCTCGGAATAACCCTTGTTCCTATGTCGCAACTTCATAATTATGTCTTTTTGAGCTGAAGTCATATCGTTTCCTCCTTTAAGAGTTCTCCTCATAGGTAGGTCACGAGAAAACAAAAAACGGACATTTTTTCAAAAAATATGTATAGATTAAGTGACTCCTTTCCCGGGGAAGCGGTATACTTCGTGGTATTTCCTTCGATATAGTTCCGGTAGAACTAGCAACTTGGCTTTGCGGTTTCTGTCGTCCCTCCAGCAAGCCAGTTATAATATCAACAGAACTACAAACTAGTTCTGGAAGGAGGGATTTGAGTGGATATGTGTGCGGTTGGAGCCCGAATCAAGGCTGCCAGAGAACGCGCCAAAATGACACAGGAGGATTTGGCAGAAGCTTTGGATATGAGCCCTACACACATTAGTGTCATTGAACGAGGCGTAAAGACCCCAAAATTGGAAACGCTCGTAAGGATTGCAAACGCCCTCCGGGTATCTACAGATATGCTGTTGCAGGATGTTGCCACCTATGCCAATGACGGAATTGCCTCGGAATTATCAGTTTCAATTTCCAAGCTACCCCACCAAGAGCAAGAGCGTGTTCTTAACGCCATCCGAGCCTTAACTGAATATTCTTGAGATCTGCTCCGGCAGATCTCTTTTTATTCGCCCGATTCCGTGGGATTTCGACAAGCAGTATGATTTATACTCGTTCCAGTAGAACTAGCCACCATTTCCAGAAGGGCGGTTCTGCCAGCTGTGGCCACAGCGAAAATACACAAGAAAAGGAATGAGTTTTTATGAAATCAGTCGCACAGGTAATGGAGCAACTCACCAGTCGAGACATTTTGAAGTCAATGGCGGATTTGTTCCGGGATAAGGATAGTCAGTTCTTTGATGACGAACTGCGTATGCTCACGGCGGTAACAACCCTCAAGAAGGAGCTTCCGGCAGATTTCTCTCCATCGGTGGATGAATACATACAAGCCCACGAAACTGATGTGCTGGCACAGATTGTCTATGCCGGATACCACGGTTTCCAAATCAACCGCGATAACTTCCACGCTCCCTATGGCGTGGACTTTACCCGGTGGGAGTTTTTCGATATTGCCAAGGAGCATATCATTGGACATTTCCCAATTAACTTTGAGGCTAATGGCGTTATTCAGGCTTTCTACCAGGCACTGCCGGAGGAGCTTCGGGAGTACCATAGTCACATCAGCGAGTATTTCACCCACTTTGAATGTGCTGGCCCCAAGCTAGCTCACTACGCAGGGTATATGCTCGGCAATCAGCTGTTGCCCTGGATTGTACCGGGCTACCGAATGGACCCCGTGCAGACAATGAAGTACAGCCACGATATTGAGGAATACTGTGGGTATAAACCCGAATAAATAGAAAAACCCCAGGCACCGCCAATAAAGGTAGTGCCTGGGGATAGCTTTCATTTTATTCTTTTGACAGGAGAGCAATCCGCGATTGTAGTTCTTGTGTTGCCAGTCTTACGCTGTCTTGGTCATAGGTTGCATATTCGGCGTGGATGCGATCAACGAGTTTTCGCAAGCCTTCAATGGTTTTCTCCCTGCCCAAGTAATCGGCGACAAAGCGGTCAGCTTCAAGCTCGTTGCTATCAACACCACCATCGGCGGCACAATCGCTCCGCACCTTATCTCGATCCGCCACCCTCTGCGAAAGATGCTGATGGCGGTAATGACCAAGCTCATGTAGCAGGATTACTCTTGCCTCAACCGAGCCACGGACAATGTCATAGAACAATTCACGCTCTATCAAAATACGCGGGGCGAGACCATTCTCTGCACAAGCAAGGCAGGCAAAACTATAGTCCTTTTCCTCGGTGGGGGTGTCATCAATGACAATGGCGACCGGAGCCGGAAATAAAGGTGATTTAACCATTCCAATCAGGCCTCCGCCGATGGGCTTATTCATATGAAAAAGGACGATGCGGTGGTTGCCCTTGCCAAAGGAAATCGTGCCGTGCCTATTTTTGCTCATCTTTACACCTCTTGTTTTTGGGGATTACTTAATCAACTCTGCCAGGACGACAATCGGCAGAAGTAAAACGCAGACAATAAACCACATTTGAACTCCTCCTTACAGATCATCAAGAAAGCCAAAATCATCCGGGTCAAGGCCGGCATCCTCCAACGCAATGCGCCGGTCATCCTCGTCCATTAGGCTCAACTCAACCTCATCCAAGCCAGACGCCATTAGCTCAAGGCTTTTATCCGCTTCGTCGTCATCATCGTCAGAGAAGCCAAACCCGGTGTCGGTTGCCGTACCTTCCGCCTTTTCTGACTCCATCATATGGTGCAGGAAGCCAAGCTCACTGGCTCGTTCAAAAGCACTCATTTTTCCGTCTTTATTGAAATCAAAGAGACCGCCAAAAATACCCTTGCTCATAATTTACCCTCCTATTATAGCACTACCTTATCGGCAAATCCAGTAGATAGTCCCGAACACTATCCTGGGACAATTCGGAAAAGTTAGCATCCGGAAGTAACTGTTGCATCGTCTCCAATGAGTTTTCCGACACATAAGGACTTGTACCCACGAACCTAGCTCCGAGTTTTTCAAAAACGTGTATGCTGTGAGCGTTGCCCTTGCTGATCCTTACCTGGATGCAATCCAAATTATGCGTTTCCCCATACCAATTACAAAACGCAATAATCGCTTCCGGAGCATACCCTTTACCGCGATGGGCGGTGCAGATGTCAATGCCCAATTCCGGCACAGGCTTGTCGATATACTGCATACAGACCTTACCGACAAAATCACCGCTTTCTTTACAGAAAATAAGGCAGTTGTATGTAGTTGGAGAATTTACTTCCTCCCAACAGAACTGGGCATATATCTCTTTGAAGCCCTCTGTCCGGCTGAAGTCCTCCAGTAAGGACGCTTCCATAGAAAGCGCCACTACCAAATCTTTATCCGCCTCGCATATTTCACGCAGTAGCAGGCGTTCTGTTGTAGCAATGTCCATATCAGTTCTCCCCATAGTTTACAGGGTGAAGGAGCCGGTTTCCTTGCCATCAATTGCAAAGGCAAACAGAGTACCCTTGTTTACGGCGGCAAAATAGCCGGTCCTGGCGAACTCTTCTGCGTAGTGCTTTTCAATCAGTTCCAAGGTTTCCCGGAGCTGGAGCATCGCAGCGAATTCGTGCTTGCAGTTGTAGCTACAGAAGCAGTCGCACACCAGCTTGCTGATTTCGCCATTGGCATACTCGAATTCGACCACATAACCCTCGCTACCTTCAACTATGGCGTAACCCCGATTACCGTTAAGACTGATGTACCGGACACGATTTTCCATATAGTAGTCGTGACCACGCTCTGCGATGGTGGGGTTAATATTCATAGTCTTGAGATCGTCAAGCCGGAAGGTGCTGTCATCAGTGCCACTTTCGTATTCGTCCTCCTCCTTGGCCGGAGCCTTGAACCACATAGTAATCTGCTCCGCAGGCAGAGCAGTGGGATCAAAGGTGACGAAGTGGGAGCCGGCCATAAAGAATTGACCGTGGACCTCGGTGTTACAGACCGCAATTACCTTCTTGTACTCAGAGACCTTGATTTTGAAGTTGTAGGTGATCTCCACAACACGACCCAACTGACCTTCCAGCTTGCCATCCACATACACTAGATCACCGACCTTCAAATCAAACAGATCGTTGTAGTAAGACAGCGCCATACCCTTGCCGGGGAAACAGACCTGCACCACAGACTTGCGGGCTACAGTCCCTTGCTCCTCTTTCTCCTGGATGGCGGGAGCAACCTTCTTTTCAGCATCATAATTGCCAAAACCACTAATCTTGAATGCCATATGAATTACCTCCAGTTTTTATTTGGTGTTCCTTATGACAATATATTAACAAGTTATTAGTCCAATAAAAAGGACACAAGCGAAAAAACACGAAAAAATACGATAAAAATTCACTGCAAATATCAAGTTTCAGTTACCGCCCTTATGCCTGAAATTTCCTTAAAGTCATAAAATGTCATAATATGTGTTGACAGGTTTTATTTTGTGTGATAGGATGGGCGCATAAGGAGGCGGCGCTATGTATACAGCATATAAAATTGCCAAATGGCTATTCCTTGCTCCGTTTTATATGATTAAGATCCTGCTAATAGCTGTTCCGGTGGCACTGATTAAACTCGTTAAAAACGCATAGGAGGTATTTTTGATGGATTATGATAGAGTGATTGTGGAATTACTTAACCGCATAGGTGCATTGGAGGATCGTGTTGCAGCACTAGAAGGCAAAGCTCCGGTCGCAAAAGATGAACCCACACAGGAGGTCAGCAAAAAGTACCGATATTTGGCTGACTATTTACACAATAGCAATCGGGATAATATCCGGCTTACCTTTTCTGAAATCGAGGAGATTCTCAAAACAAAGCTCCCCAGTTCGGCACATAACCATCGTGCTTTTTGGGCAAACACTACAAGTCATTCCATTGCATTAAGTTGGCTGACTGTGGGCTATGAAACAGTAGAAGTCAACACTGCAGAGCAATACATCGTATTTGAAAAAAAGAGAAAATACGGAATGGAGGGATAATTATGTGGGAACAGATTGTACGATCATTCACGCAAAACCCGAGAGATGTGAAGACAATCCCTCTGTACAAGCGTGAGGCACTTTGGTTTTTTGTCTACGCAGAAAGCGGCGAGGTATATGTAGCACCGGCGCGTACACACACGCCCAGTAGCAAAATCACGACGACACGAAAGTTAGCAGTTCACGAAAACGAGTGTGAGACTATGCTCGACCTGTATCGTCGCAGAAAATGCGGTGAAGCAGTATCGAAGGAGGCGCAGGCGGCGTCGGTAAATCAAGTATATTGGTACGGCATATTTGCCGACCTAGGAATATAAAAGAAAAAGCACAAACAAAAATTCCCCCCAGGCAGAACTGGATGACCAGTAATGCTTGGGGGGGATAGTTTGTTAGTTAGGGATTTTCAGTTTCCAGCCGGAATAAATGGTATTGGATTTCAGGCCGTTTAGTTCCTTGATCTCCGGATACCGGGAGCCGTTGCCCAGGTACTTCTTTGCGATGTCCCAAAGGGTATCGCCCTTGACCACGGTGTGTACCCGATAGGTTTCCTCCACCTTCTGCTCGGCAGGATAGATGGAAACGCCATCATTGGTAAACACAAAGTAGCCGGGGTTCTTGTCGGCGGCGTTCTTGGCATTGGCAAGAATACGGTAAGCGCCGATCTGCGACTTGCTGTCCTTCCAGGACTTCCGCACTCGGTAATAGCCCTCGGTCAGCTTCTCGGGATAGGTGTCCGGTTTAACGGAAGGTTCAGGCTTGGCAGGAGCAACTTCCTTCTCCTTTTCCTCGGCGGACAGGAGTGCCTTGACAGCCTCACGGAAGGTGTCCATCGACTTGCCGTGCTTGGGGAACCAGTGCATCACATCGCCGTGGTTGGAAGCAACGCCCTGGCGGTAACCTTCGCTGTGGCAGATGATGTTTTTCTCGGTCAGCCCGTACAGCTTACACAGATAGGCACAAAGTTCAACGGCCTCCTGATACACCTTCTTGAAGTAGGTAGTATCAGCAAGGCCGTCCTCACAGATCTCAAAACCGATATGGGTGTTGTTGGCGGAGCCACCTGCGTGCCAGCCTCGGTGGTCCCAAGGCAGGGTCTGATAGGTGGCAATCGTGCCGTCCTTCAGCTTGCCGATGAAGCCGTGGACACAGACTTCTCTGCCGCCGGGATGGTAGGTGTTCCAATGGTTGTTATACTGGTTCTCACCCAACAGACCATCATCGGGACCCACATAGCGACGCAGATTGGGGTTGTTGGCACCGGTGGAATGCACCATAATGCCCTTGACCGTGATTTTCTTACCTGCCTTATAACAGGCATTTTCCGTAAAAATCAGCTTATGCAGATTCATTATCAGTTACCTCCTTAGTAGTCTTGGTGAGCTGCTTTGCCACCTGATTGGTGCCGGTGGCAGACAGACCGCTGGCCGCGCCGATAACAATGGCCACGAGCAGGTTTTCCGTTCCCATAGTGCCGGGGACAAGATAGAACGCCACCACACCGCAGATGCCGCCGAGCAGGCAAGCGATCAAGGGAATGAACCGGGTGAACTTACCGGTGCCACCCAGGGCGGTCTTGGTAACGTCAATAATGGTGTACACGATGGCAACCAGTGCGGGGATAGTAGTAAAATCAGTCATAGTGAAAGTTCCTCCTTATTTGTGAGCTTGTTTGTTGATGTGCTTTTCCAATTGGTTAATGGCTTCCGTCACAGGACCATTACAGCCTTGCTCCTTCAAGCCCATAAGGCAAGCCAAAACACCGTGTACCAATACGGTCTGCTCCTCCTTGATGGACTTGATGTCCTTGTCCTGTTTTTCCTGTTTCAGAAACCATTTGTGGATGGCGAAGATTGCACCGAATACCACACCTAAAGCGGTAATCGTTGCCGCCAACGCAGTGAGATCCATAGCCGTTTCCTCCTTCCTTAAGTAATCCATTCCGGCCATTCTGGGACAACGAGTGTATCTGTAACCGCCAACCATGCGGCATACCACACTTGAAGCTCTGTCCGCTGGGCTGCTGACAGATTGTCATACCAAAGTTGCCCACGATTGATAACAGAAAAGCACTCCCTCTCTCTGCGTACCCGGAGATCGTCCAGTAACGCATCGTTTTGGAGTGCTTTATCTTGTTCTGCATCGAAGGTTAGCTGCCCGTCAATGAGCTTGTAGGCGGAGTAATGCTCCGCAAAGTGCATCGGATCTGCCGGCTCCGGAGCGTCTATGGCATCCGGCATATTTCCAATAAACGCAAAGCTCAAAACGAAACCTTGCTCGTTCAGTAATACCTGCATAGTGCCTCCTTAGTTGATTCCATAAACCTTCGTAATCACGCCCGCATAACTTGATCCACCATAAGCAAGCGTTACAGTTGTTCCGGAATACGAAAGGTTGAAGGTTAGGTAGTTGGTTTCATCCGCCACCTGGTATTTCGTAGCCGTTGTTGTAATTGCTGCTTTGGGAACGGTGACGGAGATTAGGCCGGCGGTGGATTTGGGCTTTGCGATAATGACATAGAAGTTGTAGTTGCCGTAATTGAAGGTGGTGCTACCACTGCTCAAGCTACCGCTGTACAGCGAGGTTACAGAAACTCCAATGCCAGCCCGGGCATCGGCAGCAGTTGTACCACCCGTGCCACCCTTGGAAACAGGGATGGTCGCACCGCCGGAATGGTAAACGGTATATCGTGTGCCGGGGTGGGTAGCTGTTGCGATATTGGGCGCATAGTAAAGCGTACCACTGTGGGAATAAAGCCTGTCCCAGGTAGTACTACTTCGATAGAAGTTAATGCCTTCACCGGCAGAATCCACTGCGTCCGGGAAATATAAACCATTGATACCCACAATATCGCCATTGTTCAGATGCAAACCGTAAACACCATCTGTCCAATACTGGCTTCCGGTAGTGCTGATGCTCTTGGGGGCAATGGCTTGTCCGTTCACGATTGCCTTGGCTGCGTTGGCGGCGGTTGTAGCCCCTGTACCACCCTTGTTGATCGGCAATGTGCCGGAGATGTTCGCAACCGGCAAGGTACCGGAAAGAGAAGTTGCAGACAACGCACCATTCACTTCCACAGCCCCATCTAGGATGGTATCGCCAACCACATGGAGAGACGCTTCCGGATTGGGGGTGTTGATGCCCACCTTCTTTTTCCGCAGAGCCACCAGAGGTGTACCTTGGGGAATGACATAGTACAGATCCAAAGATGACAGCGAATTCAGCTGATCTCGCACCTGCAGATGGAAGTCATAGGAGATGTTGGAGTCCAAGGAGCATAGCTCTAAATTGGAGAAGCTGAAATTGATACCGTTTTTGGTAGCACTCGCCAGAATGCTTGTGTAAGAACCATAGCTTGTCTCACTGGTCGGCTTATACCGATAACGAAGGTACAGTAGGCTGTTATTTTCCGTGGATGCAGGCTTAATAGAGGAAATACTGCCGTTAAATATCAGCTGCATTTCCGCTTCTATATCGTTGGTTCTCCGCAGTGTTATTTCCTTGATTTTCGGCTTTGCATAAGCCAGGACCGTAACCTCGCGGGTATAGCTCACCGTATAGCCCCGGGAGTCTGTTGCTGTAACCACCACTTCCAAGGTGCCGGCTTTAGAAATTGCTCCCAGGTCTATGGCTGCGCCGGTGGTATTGGATGCTGTTACACCATTGCAAGTGGCTGCATAAGAAACAATGGAAGCACTGTTTCTTGCCGTTGCCTGGGCGGGAGTTACCTGCAAATACGAATGCCCTTGGATGAGATATTGGTCGTTTCCAGTTACAGAAACAGTATTTGTTCTGCTGTCACAATAAGAAAACGCACCCATCGAGGGGCCAGAGTTTGCCTCCATGGTTTGCACCGTACCCTTCTGTGTAGAGGTGTTGCCAATCTGTGTTGAGCCACTAAAGGTCTTCAAATCAAAGTTCATATCGAAGGACTTGATAGAAGCCATCGTGGACAGAAGTGTTGTTCTCTGTGCCGCAGTAAGGGTAATCGTCCGGTTTGCCGTTCCTTTCGCCCAGCCACTGATACCCGTAATGGTCAGATGGGTTGTGCCACCATAGGTTAAGGCAAGCGTGTGGGTGTAGGAAGGCTCATAAACAGTGACATTGAGCGTAATCGTAACTGTTGCGTTATCTGCCGTTACGGTGGACACGCTGTTTAATGCCGCACCACCAAGGGTTTTTACTGAGATGGCGCTTGACTCACCGTATACATAGTTGCTTGTTTTACGAGCAGCTACACGCACGGCATAGGTCGTATTGGGCGTTAGCCCTGTAACTGTTGTTGAAGCGGAGGTGTTGGCGGTGGTAGAGAAATCATTGCCTGTAATGCCGTCATCAAGGCTATAGCTCCACAGATCCACATTAGCAGAGGAGTTGGCCGTTATCTTAAAACCATCCGCCGTAATATTGGAAATGGAGCAAGAGATGGTAGGGGCTGTCCGGTCAATGTTTGTAAGGGTTATATTCGTCGTACCCGTTACCTTCCAACCACTACCGCCTTGGTCGTTGACTTGTATGCCGGTAACATCTATGGCAATGGGGCAAGTACCCGTGCCATCAGCACCGTGGTTGACTGTTACCGTTCCCCACGGAGCGCCAGCATAGTCACCATTGGCATTAACTGAAGTATAGGTGTTCAACGCACTGGGTCTTACGCTATGCGAACCTTGTATGGAGGAGAATGTAACAACCGTTGTGCCGTTGATTTTTAGTGAGCCATTGAGATAGTAAGTAAAGCCATACCAGTTAGAATTCTTAAATTGCAAATTGGTAATGGTCACAACCGATGTATTTGTCCTTGTGTCGTAGGTTTCAGACCAAAAGATTTTACCGGTTACGCCTTTGGTGCCGGACACTTCAAAAGAGCTGGATTTTCCTGTTGCCATAGCCTTACCTCCTTAGTCCAGAATAACAATATTCAAGCCATCCGATGCAGTTGGCATCGGCACAAACTTGGTTCTACCCACCGTTAATTCGCCATCCACGGTGGTTTTCTTGGTTATGGTTTCATCTTTGTTCAGGGTAAAGATTTTCTCCTCGTTGTAATAACCGGAGAATTCGGTGTTGTTAATGACCGTCCGCTGGGCAGAGTCGGCATTGGAAACCTCGATACCCCGGCGGTCTATTTTGACCTCGGTCGTGTAGATCTCGTTGGGAGCCGGCGTCCACTTATGAATGGTGCTACCTTCCGCAATGATGATGTCGGAGACATATAGGCTGGCAGCACGATTGTAGATATACAGAATCAGCGTACTGTCCTGCACATCCGGGATGACCCCGTGGTATTCCGTCCAGCCGAATGTGGAGGTCGTGTTGAAAAGATAGGCATATTTGTTGCCATTGTACTGTACGCGCAGATACGAGCTATAACTGCCTGCTGTCTTTCTGGCGCGGACAGAAACGGCATAAGAGGTGCCAGTAACCACACCGGTAATGGTCTGCTTCAGTGTGGAGTTTGCCCCCAACACAAAGCAGGAGTCCGATGTGGTGTTGTTTTGCACATCTGTGGAGCTATCCGTGGCCACTGTTCCGGTAAGAACCCAGTCATCCGTGATGCCGTTTAGGCCCGCGGAATTCTGCACATAGTTAATGCCTCCGGCAAACTGCTCCTGGACAGTAACGGTCAGCCCATCCACGGAGTGTTGCAGTTCAGAGACTTGCTCCTGCATTTCCAGCACCTTGCTCTGCTCTTCACCCAAATCCGTGGTGATGGTTTCCACTGTTTCCGTTAGGTTGGAAACATAGCTGTTCATACCATCAATGGAGCTTTGGAACTCACCAAAACGAGTGGTGTGGGTGGCTACTGTTTGCCGAAGCTCCTCGATGCCGTTTTGAAGCACCCAGGCAGTACCATCCCACACCATCGTTTCCGGAGGCGTAATCGCTGTGTTCACCCACAGCATACCCACATAGGGATTTTCCGGGGCAACATCAGCAGTAATAACATCGCAAATATTCGTGATTGTAATTTGTGCAACGCCCCGCATAATCTAGCCTCCTTACAGAGTGACGACCACCATAAAGGTAGCCTTGGTATCTACATCCGTGTTGGATACGGACAGAGTCTTACCGGTTTTTGTGCCGGAAGTTCCCCAAGAGGTGTCAACCGCACCATCCTTGTTGTACTTGGTCCAGGAATAAGTGCCCTTGCCCTCTGCGTCGATCTCCGCACCTGCCTGATAGACCACCGCCTTCAGCACCGTGCTGCCTTGTCCGTTCTTGAATACATCGCCGCCGGTGGAGGTAATAACCACCTGGATGGGGTCAGAGTTATCAATGAAGGTGGCAACATCAGCGAACTTGCTGTTGTAGGTGTTGGAGGAGGAATCGGAGTCTGTGGCCACGCACTTAAATACAGCATAGCTATCTACCGCTGCCGCATAGATGGTAATGGTGGAAGTGGTAGCGCCGGTGTACATACCTGTGGTGTCGGACAGCTTGCGCCAACCAGTACCGAAGTCAGCATCGTAGCCGGAAGCACCGGTGGAAGTGACAGTGGAATCCATAATCGCCCACTTGTAGGTGACATTGGTAATGTCCACGGTGCTACCGCGCCACAGTTCTGCCTTGGCAGTCAGCGTTGCCACCTCGTTGTTCTTGAATACATTGCCAGAAGGTGTGGTAACCAGCAGATCCGTAATGCCGGAGCCGTTGACCACCCGGCTGAAGGAAATGGTCAGCGGATGGGTAATGGACAGGCCGGTAGAAGCATCCTTGTAGGTAATAACGCAACGGTAGTCGATACCGGGCTGACCGGACATCACATTGCCCTTGATGGTAAGGATATGGCTCTTGGTGCCGGACAGAGCGTAGTTGCCGGAAGAGGTAATGGCGGTGCTGGAACTGCCAATGTACCACTTCACAGAGGTAACGCTACTGGAAGTAATCTGATCCGTGGTAGTGCCGATCACATACAGACTGGGAGTCAGCACCAGGTTGGTGGAAGCCCAGTTGGGAGTATAGGTGTCGTTGTCGGGGTTGTACATCTGGGTTTTTGCCAGATTGGACCCGATATAACCGGTTAGGGTTAACGCGTCATTGTAGTCAACAATTGTAAATTGACCTTGTGCCTTGCTCATATAAAACCTCCTAATTTAGCCGAGTAGGCTTTTTCTTGTGGTAGTATCAATCAAATCGCAAAAGAAGGTGGCTTGGACATCCACATCCTCTGCGGTAATATCGACGGATTTTGAACCGCCGAAATGGGCTGCATTCCAAACGGCATCCGTCACAGGATCGTCCGAAACACGAGTCCAAATAAACTGATTTTCATCAAGGGTATCCGTGATGTTCTCGTCCCAGGAAAAGACGGTAGCATATAATGTGGTTTTGATATTGCCGTTTTTGAAGATGTTACCGTGGGTGCTGGAAATGACCAGTCGGTACATCTTCTGCTCCTCAATTCCGGTAATCCGGTCACTCTGCTCCTGCACCTCTTCCGAGGTCGCATAAGCACGAAGCACCACCTCACCAGTTTCCAAATCCCAATAGGACGAGCCGTCCTGGGACTGCAGGACACCGGCTTTGATGATGTTGGCAACCAGTGTGCCGGAAGTGATAAAGTTGGCAACAATCTGCCCGTCGGCGGTGATAGCCGTCTCATAAGGACCGTTGTAGCCGTTGCTGCTGAAGCCCAAGCCGCCCACATTCCACCGCCATACATTTACTGCCTCCTCAATGGTAGGAGCATCCAGGATAAGAAGCTCATAGGGCTGTCCGTTATCATCGGCGGTGTGAATGACCACATAGCCTCCGGTTTGTCCGGTGATTAGCCCTGTGGCGTTTTTGATGGCGGAATTCATCAAGGTGGGAAACCGATCCACCTGGGAGACAACTTCCTCTACGGCAGCTTCCGTGGAGGATACTGTGTTCAGTAGATTGGCTTTTGCCGAACCCAAAGTGATAGACACATATTTCTCTGCCAGGGTGTCGTAAACGGTGGTTATGACCTTTGCTTTTGCGGAGATCCCCAGCACAGAATGCCGAATGGTAACGGTGTCGCAAAGGGAAACTCTCTCCAAAACAGCAGCATATTCCGGCTGTTTCCAAAGAGGCTCAAAGGAAACCGTCAGCGTAGGAATTGCCGTGCCAAGCGGATTGTTTTGCAGATAGTTGTTGGCGTATGCCCGTAGCCCATCAACAGTTACCGGGCTTTCTGTGCCGAAATGCTCGGTGAAATCCTTGATGAGTGTCTTCCGCTGCACCAAGGTAGTATCAACAATGGGGATCAGCACCTCCGGCAGGGTTACTGCCGTTTCTGTGCCGTCCTCCGCCGTTAGGACTGCATAGGGAAGCAAATCCGTGTATGCACCGGAATTATCATCGTCGTGTTCCAGGGCGGTTAGGTTCTTACCGTACTCAATGACCACACCGGTATGCTGTCCACGGCCTTGGTGGTGAATTACTTTGAAGTTATCCCATTCGTACTCGCCGCCCCACAAATCTAGGAAGGAGCCGGCCACGCCGCCGAGGCAAGCCCGCACACTTTGGGGCTTGGTAACAGAAAACGCCTTGGGGGCAGAATAGTCTGTTTGGCAGGTGAAGTTATGGGGTGTTGCTGTGTTCTGAAAGATATGCTCCATCGCCAAGGTGGGAGAAATGGATTCGCTTTCAAATTGTAGAGCAGCGATGCCAGACAGATCGTAACTGATATGCTGGGCATACACCGTTATCTGCCCGTTAATGGGTGTGGAAATGCGATAAATGCGGAACACCTGGTCAGCCGCCGTATCATTCGGCTTTGCTTTGACCAGGCGTTCCTTTACGATTTCCTTATACAAACTGCCGGTTACAGGATACTTGAATTGGCACTCATACGCACCATTGCGTTCCTCCGTTACCTCACAGAAGGTACAGTCCCGGAGAACGCCGATGCCGTAAGTGTCGAAATTTGTCGAATTGGCTCGAAACAGTACAGGGATCATAAGGTCACCCACCTTGGCAGGATGTCAATCCTAGAGACATTCCCGGTAAAAGATATGGTGTTTTGTCCCCAGCACAGCTTGGGAAAGCCGTCCCCAACGACCATATCATTTCGCAGTTCTGGACCTTTGTAGAAGTTCATCAGTTCAGAATCCACTTCGATATAATCGTCTAGGTCAAGGAAGTTCCAAGTGCTGTTCCCGGCACTGTTTTGGATGGTGAGGGTAACCGGTCCGGAGCCGTAGATTTTGAGGTAGGGCTTGCTTGCCGTAATATAGGGGTTTGTCAGCACAGTACCGGATGCGGTGATGCTATGAGGGCGAGAGCCAGCCAAGTTGTAACGGAAAGGCAGACAGGAGAAGCTGACGGTAAACACACCAATGCGGTTCAGTTCATCCTCGATATCCAGTTTCCCGGCATAAACCGCCTTCCGGTAAAACTCTGCATCATAGGTATCGGTTAGGTCGTGATATCGATCCGGCTCCTCATACAACCATTCCTTCACAGCCGTAATTTTTTCTGCCAGCTCCTGCGTAGATTTGGCAGGCAGAAACACAGAATAGGTCACCTGCACATTGGGATACCTTCCCGGGCCGGCGATCAGTTCGCCGTCTCTGCCCGGGATAGTAAGGAAGTCCACCTCGTACTCCGGAGCAGAAAAGACGTTTTTACTTTCAATACGCAGACCCATATCCAACGAACTGGTGCCGTTATATTCAAAATAATTCACGCAAATACCACTCCTTTCCGCTTTGCGAACTGTCCGGCAGTGACCATAACCTCATTGGTCAGCTGCTGAATATCCTCGTTGGTGTAATTGTTGAAGGTAGAGATGTTCAATACCAATTGCAAGCCAGAGGGTGCAACAGCCCCACTTGCCGAGGCTTTGACCGTAGCCCCGATGTCGCCGTCCACGGTGAAATCGGTAGGCAGTGCGGTTTCCATATCCTCTGCAAGCCCGTGCATAACATCGGTAATGTCAGCACTCATACCTTCGGCAGCCTTCACGGCGTCTTTGCCGTTAGTTTTAATGGAACCGGCAAGACCATCCACCAGCATTTCGCCGATCCAGCCCATCTCTTTCGAGGGAGACGCAATTCCAAAGAAATCGCAAATGCCGTCCCAGATAGAGGAAATCCATCCGGAGACCTTATCCCACAGCCAAGAAGCAAGGGACTGGATGCCCTGCCACAAGCCCTTGACCAGGTTGACACCGACCTCTGCCATCTGGGATACACCCTTGCCCAAGGCACTGACGATGCCTGTGATAATCTGCGGAATTGCCTTCACAATTTCGATGATAATGGTGGGTAGGTTGGTGATCAAAGAGGTCAGCAACTGTATGCCAGCTTGGATAATCAGGGGGATGTTATTCAGAACAGCGTTGATGATGCCGGTAATGATGTCCGGGATTGCACCAACGATGGTAGTGATAATCTGCGGCAACGCTTGGACGAGGGAAATCAACAGGTCAATACCGGCTTGGATGATTTGGGGTATCGCCTGTAATACCGCTGTAATGATACCCTCGATGATTTGGGGTATTGCTTCTACGATGGCGGTGATGATTTCCGGTAGTGCTGCCACCAGGGAGGTAATCAGCTGTATGCCGGTTTCGATGATCTGGGGAATCGCATCCAGTAAGAATGTGATAATGCCCAGTATGATTTCCGGCAGTGCCGCAATCAGCACCGGGAGAGCATCCAGGACACCTTGTGCCAAGCCGGTAATCAGCTGAAGGGCGGCATCCAAAATCATCGGCAAATTCTCGATGAGGGTCTGCACAATCTGAACAACCACCTGGATAATGGTGGGGATCAAAGTAGGCAGCGCCTGGGCGATACCCGTTGCTAGGGTAACCACCGCCTGCAAAGCGGCGTTGAGGAGCATCGGTAGGTTGGCAAGAATGCCGTTGACCAATGCCAGCACCAACTGCAATGCACCCTCTGCAATCTGCGGTAGTGCCTCGATAAGCCCTTGCAGAAGCATAAAGATAATCTGCGAGGCGGTATCGATGATCGTAGGCAGATTTTCAACGATTGCGTTTGCCAAAGAGCCGACAATTTCACCGGCAATTTCCATCAGTTCCGGCAAAAACTCCATGAACATATCCAGCACTTGGGGGAGCAATTCGCCGATGACTTCGCTCATCTTGCTGATGTCACCATTGGCATCCAAGATGCCGTTGGTGAACTCACCAAGTAGAGCATTGCCTTCGGTGGCAAGGTCGGTCAGTACCGGAAGCAACACCGTGCCTAGAGCATTCTTTGCCGCCGTTGCACCGACACTCAAATACTGGAGTTGGTCATCCAACGCACCATAGGCGGACAGCATATCATCGCTGACCACATATCCGGCGGCGTGGGCTTGTTCACCCAGCTCGTTCATTCGCTCCGCACCGGCCTCAATCAGCGGATTTAACTCCTGTGCGGATTTGCCAAGGATCTGCATTGCTAGGGCATTACGCTCGGTTTCGTTTTCAACTTTGCCTAGGGCGTCGATAACTTCCCAGTAGACCGTGTCCGAATCACGCAGAGAGCCGTCGGTATTTGTTACCTGGACGCCAAGCTTCTCATAAGCCTCAACAGAAAGCTTTGTGCCGTCTTGCACCGCCTTCATAGACTTGATTTGCTTGGCCATCGACTTTGTCAGCGTGTCTGTGGAAACATCGACCAGTTCCGCAGCGTACATATACTCTTGGAGCTTGTCCGTTGCGATACCCGTGACTGTAGACTCCGTCAAAACTGTATCTGCGTAGGCTGCACCCGCAGTCGTCATCTCGACCAGTGCTTTGGCACCGGCAACGGCAGCCGTGGCAACAGCTGCGAAAGCCGCCGCCATCGCTGCCGCCGTAGCCTTACAAACAGAGCCTAGTCCTTCAAAGCTACCCTTGGCTTCATCGGACTCTTCGGCGGCATCTTCCACATCCTCCGCCATCTCATCAGCACTGTCTCCAGCATCGTCCATCCCTTTTTCGGCACGGTTCAGGGCGGCGGTGTTATCCTCCAGCTCCTTCTCCATGCCGATTAGGGCGGCTTCAGCGTTATTCAGTTGGATTTGCCAAGCTTGCGTCCGGCGATCATTTTCGCCAAAGGACTCGGCAGCGTTCTGCATCGCGGCACGGAGGGTTTCCACCTTCTGTCGCTGTGCATCAACCTGCCTGCCCAACGCCTCTTGACGGGCGGTAAGGGCTTCTACGGAGGTATCGTTGGCATCAAACTGGGCATTCACCAGTTTCATTTCTGAACCGAGGACTTTGAAGGTTTGGTTGATTTCCGAGATAGATTTCTTAAATTCCTTCTCGCCATCAAGACCAATTTTTAAGCCAAATTCATCTGCCATTTACACCACCTCCTTAGATACCTTCCGGGATTATTTCGTCAATGAAACGCTCCCGTTTGGGTTTGCAGATGCCGGAATATTGCTTGTGGCATTCCCAAAGGTCCAAAAGAAGGCCAAAGCACATCAAATCCACCTCGTCCGCAGACAGGTGGAGATGTGCCAAGCCATAATAAAGCAGCCGGGTGAACAGTTCATCGTCTGTTACTCGGCTGCTACTGCGTTTTTTGTGTCCGCCTCACTTTCAATATTCCGCTTGGTGCCCTTGTACAGAGCTTCGGTGATTGCCGCCTTATAGGTAGCCAGTTCCGAAGGTGCTGTCAGCAGCTCCACCACATCCTCGGTCAGCAGTTCCCGGGGATCGTCCCGGTGCTTGAGGTTGTGGATCAAAATGGACTGGTTTGCCAGGAGCGTGATAAGCCAGACGATTTCGCCCAAAGCCATCTCGAAGTTCTCCGACTTCATCAGCTTATCGCCCAAGTTCTCCAAGCCGCCATAGCGACCTGCGATTTCTCGGGTTGCCTTGGTGGTCAGCAGCAGAGTGTACTCCTCACCGCCGATGAGGATATTAGCAGTGCGTTCATTCATATAGCCGTTCCTCCTTATTCAGCGGTCTGTGTGGCGTAGGTCGGCTCGTAGACCGACTTGTACCAGTTGGTGATAATGTTGTTGGCAACAGACGCATCGCCCTC